TCTTCCACGACCAGCAGCCCTTCAGCGTGTGGTGTTTCCGTCGTGTAACAAAAGTCGGCCTTATAGGTGCAGATCAGGCAATTATTCACGACGATGCGGAACGACGGCTGAACCTGAAGCCTAGTAATGCGCCCAGACCGTTCCAGCAGCTTCAGTTCGCCATAGCGTCGGCTTTCCTTAATGCTGTCAAAGGTGATTCCGTCAACGATGGTTTTGATGTTGCGATATTTGGGAGCCTTCACCGCCGCCCCTCGACTTTAAGCTCTTCAATCGAGAGAGCGCGAAGAGCCGCATAAATCGGAGCGCGGGCCTTTTTGGCTTTGATAGCCTTCGCCAATTCGTCTTTCAGTGCGTTACGCTGGCGAGCAATCTCGGCAAGGCGTCGGGCTTTATCTCCCGCGCTTGTATAAAAGGGGTGAGCTTGCCAGTCGTCCCGCTTTTGCGGTGCGGGCTGGCGATGGAAGCCGTAGCGGCTGAACAGGCGTCGGATGAAAGCAAGCACAATCATTCTCCCTTGGCTTTGCGCCGCGCTCTCGCACGGTCCATGATTTGTTTGATGACGGCCCCGTAATAGGTGGCGTCCGCCTTGCTTTTGAGCCGGGCGGCTTGGCTTTGAGCGAGTAAATCCCGCTCGCTGGCGTTGAGGTAGTCCAAAAGAATATCGGTCATGCCGCATCATAGGCATACCGCTATCAGGGATGCAATCGCAAAAATGCGTCGATTATCGCTTGACGCCCTCCCCGGTGCCGTGTTTTATGGTGGCAACAAGGGAGAGACGACATGACTGACGAACAAAAAAAGATTGTCGAAGGCCGCGAATGGATTGCTTCGCTGGCTGAGGCGGAAGGCGAACACACATTCGCAAGCGAGGTCCGTTTCGGATGCTGGGACCATCGCAGCGACGTGGCAAAAGCTATTACGGGCGAACGGTTTGAGGTTCGCTCGACGGCCCGCCGCATGGAGGCGATGTGATGAAGATGTCAAAAGAACTCTGCAAGCTGGACGACGATATGTGGGAGGCTCATCGCGACTACGCCCGCGAGAACGACAGAGATTGGGCCAACGCTGACGAACTCCGCGAAGAGGGCCTCGCAATCGGTGAGGAAGCATACAAGCTCAACCCCGAAAACGATTACGAAAGCGATCAAGACGACTGGGAGTCCTACATCGAAACTGAGGTGAAAAAGTATCAGCCTCATCAGCGATACGTAGTCGCCTGCGCCGCCTATTACCGCGTTCAAGAATGCGCTGAGGAAGCCGCTGACAAGGCTGCCAAAGCTCTGGCGATGGCCGCTGACATTACGGGAGCCGCATGATGACTGACGTTATCGACGCTTTCCGCACCATCCGCCACTCCGGCAAGTTCGAGCCGTGCCTTTCAACCCTTACCGTCGCAATCGGTGACGTTGAGAGGCTTACCGATCTGGATGAAGCCCAGATTGAACGCCTGAGAAGCGCAGTCACCCGACTAACAGCCGCGTATTACAAACACTCGCTAGGCCAAGCCGATGACTGACAGGCCCCTCGCCCGGTTTCATGAAGGCCGGTTAGAAATGAACTACGGCGGCATTTACGAACCGGCCAGCCGCTTTAATGTCCTGATGACGGCCCGGATGTTTGAAACTCGCCCCGGCCCAGACGCGGCCCGATACGTCCGCGATTGTCGTAGGGCACTGGCAGAATACGACAAGGCAAAGGCAATGGAGGAAGCCAAATGCGAAACAGCGACACACTAATCAAAATCAGCCCCGCGCTGGTCAAGGCTATCAACGCAATCGAGGGCGTGAAAAAGGGCGCTGACAACCCGTTCTTTAAGTCCAAGTATGCCAACCTCGAAAGCGTCATTGAGGCTGCTCATGATGCCCTGTCCGCTAACGGACTAGCCGTCATGCAAGGCCCCGGTCCGATGGACGGAAACTGCATCACCCTGACCACGCGCCTCATTCACGAAAGCGGCGAATGGATTGAGACGGACTTTTCCCTTCCCGCTGGCAAGATGGACCCGCAAGCGGCTGGGTCGGCAATCACATACGCTCGCCGGTATTCCCTGATGGCCATGCTCAATATGCCAGCGGTGGATGACGACGGCGAGGCGTCTATGCCCCGTTCAACCAAGCCCGGCGAGCCTAAGAACCCGAACGTAAGCGTTCACCCTGAAGGCCCTGACTGGTATAAAACCGAAGGCGCTGGAATGAGCGCTGCCAAGGCTAAGGCCGAGGGGCTGGGCGAAAAGGTGAACCAGTGGCTTGGCGACCTTGAGACTATTCCAACCGTTGCCGCTCTGCGAGATTGGGCAGACGAAAACGGCGACACCATCCGCACCATGCCGAAGGGTTGGCGCATTGAAGTCCGCGAGGCATTTGACCGGCGCGGACGTGAACTGGGAGCAATGTAATGGCGTATGAGCAAAAGCCCGGAGACATTGCCGTCTTCAAAGAGCGCGAAAAGCGTAACGATAAAGCGCCAGATTGGCGCGGTAATCTGATTGTCCCTGAAGGCGCAAAGCCGGGCGACAAGCTGGAAGTGGCGTTCTGGGCTAAAGGCGACAACGGAACGATGTTGGCTGGATCGGTAAAGTTCCCGATGCAGCGCGACGCTGGCCCAGCGCGTGAAGCCCCGCCACAGCGCGGTGCCAGGTTCGACGATGATATTCCGTTCTGATGCTCGTATCAGACGACGATATGCATGACGTGTTGGCGGTCCTTGGTGATGAATCAGGGGCCGCGCACCGCGCCGCGCATGAATATCTGGATGCTCTAACAAAGACGGTTCTTGCCGAACTGATGGGCGAGAGTGACGCAAAGTCAGCTACGGAGCGAGAGCAATGGGCGAGAGCGCAGCCACGGTTCAAAGACCATCTAACGAAGGTCGGGGCGCAAGCGAAGGCGGATTACACAGCCCGCCAACGATATGCGGCGGCGAACGCCAAGATGGAGGTCTGGCGAACGCAGAACGCCAACAACCGGGCGGCGGAACGCCTCCGCTAACAATCTGGACCCCGTGGTCCGTGAGAAAGCAAGATTACCGACGATGAACGACCCCATAACCTCCGTCCGTTCCTACGCCTGTCCAAAAAGCAGGGCCGCGCGTGACCGATGGCTTGTCCACCGTGCAGAGGCTGGAATGCCAGTGTTTCGCATCGCGGATAAACATGGGGAGCCGCCGGGAGCGTTTATGCGCCAGTTTCAAAAAGCGCAAAAATAATTACGCGGGCTGTTGCGTAACCGGAAACGGTGTGGGATAAGGGTTCATCGCCAAGGGCAATCCCGCCCAGACCTTGGAGGGTCCGATGCAAACTTTCTCCGCTACCGACTACGCCATCCGCGCGGCAAGCGCCTCCCAGACCCTGCGTCTGGTCGAGCGTCCGTCGCGTTTTGGCGGCGCGTTTGTCGCTATCGAGGACGCTGTTGGCGTCATTGAAGTGGTTGACGATATGTCGGCTGCGCTGGCTCGTGTCGCACAGTGTGCGGCATGAGCGAGGAGTGGACAGCGGAGCAATGGCTTCAATGGTTGCGGCGCGGGCCTTCCGCTCCGCTTCCGTCCCGCCAAGGGCTGAACGATTGCGCCGATGCGCTGGCAAAAGCGATCAGCAATCTTCGGCGTCTAGAAGACCCAGTAGGCCACAGAGAGGCTAACAAATGACCGCCACCCTTCGCACTCAACGCGCTCGTTCCCGCCAAGCCCAGTCAGGAGCAAAGCGTGTCGAGGTAGTGCTAGACGCTGGCCAGCTTGCCGATCTGCAACGCATCAAAGATGCATACAGCTACACAACGGCAGACGCTATTTCCTACGCCATTAGCGCCGCACTGGTTGTTATGGCGCGGGACACCCATTGAGCAGCTAGGAGTTAGAGGGCCTAGTGGGCGCGGAATAACGGGTTTCACCGGACCCGCCGCGCCCTGCTCAACCTAAAAAAGGAACCATCCTTGTATATCATCGGCTCATTTGACCGCTTCTTCTCCGGCTATATCCGCAAGGAATACACCCGCGACCTAGAAGACGGACACGGGCAGTATCTCCCGTGCATTATCCACGGCCTGAGAGTGGTTCAAGGCCAGTCCTTACAGTTCCAGTGCGTCCTGACTGAGTATGGAGCCGGGGCGGGGTTTCTGGCCCCCATTGAGGCTTTCTGCTGGAAGATACCCGACAAGCCCCGCGCTCCGGGTGAACTTGTCGATTACACCTATGTCCAGCCGTGGGACTGTTTCTCAAGCGAGTTTGGCGTTCACGCGTTTGAGTTCAATCGCCGCATGAAGGCGCAGATTCTGCCAGACCGGCGCGGTGCTCGGTATCGGTTTTCAATCGACTTCACCGGCTCATCGCTGGCCGACATGAGCGAGCAGCACAAGCACCTGCACGTCATGGAGATGGATGACGGCACGATAGGCGCTTTCCCGAATAACAAAGTGTGCTGGGTTGAGCCTGCTATGTGGCGGGAACCGTTTAAGGACCGGCCTGATTTCAAGGCGTTGTCTGGCGAATGGATGGCGGAATAACCGCATCTTGACCCACTAAGACCCTTAAGGCATTATCCATCCCGCTCTACGGCCCCGCTACGGCTTAAGCCTAGACGCAAACCAAAGGCTTTAAGATGACGCTGGCACAGTTTGCCCAAACCATTTTGAGGCCCGCAACACTGAGAATGATCGGCCTTCCAGACACAAAGGAAGGAAATGCAGCTCTTGACAAAATCGTTGAGCAAATGCGCCGTGAGTAACATGGACAAGGTTCAGGCCGTCTTGTCTTACGTCGAAGGCGGTATGAGCGAAAGAGCTGCTTGTGACAAGGCTGGGATTAGCCGCGCTACGTTTAGAACGACGGCGCTGAGAGCATCGGCGGGCGACCAATACGCGCGGGCGCTTGAAGGTTTGGCGCTCGACCAGATTGAGAAGCTTGAGCAGACCATTCAGGATATGCGGGACGGAAGCCTTGACCCTGCTATTGGTCGGATTGAGGTTGATGCTCGCAAATGGTTTGCGTCTAAGTTCCTGCCGAAACAGTTTGGCGACAAGCTGCAACAGGAAGTCTCTGGCCCTGATGGCGGCGCTCTGTCGGTCACATGGCTGAAACCAGAGTAATCCCCTACGCCCCTCGCCGGGTGTTCCTGCCGTTCCACAACCGGACGCAACGTTTTGCCATCGGGGTGGCTCACAGGCGCTGCGGTAAGACGGTGGCTTGCATCAATGACATGATCCGCAATGCGGTGGTGTCCGACAAGCCCCATTATCGAGCGGCCTATCTCGCGCCTTACCTGAAGCAGGCCAAGGACGTGGCATGGGAATATCTGAAACGATACAGCCAGCCGATCTGGGCCAAGCCGCCAAACGAATCAGAACTGTATGTCGAGCTAATCGGCGGCAAACGCATCAAGATTTACGGTGCTGACAACCCGGATGCCCTGCGCGGTGGCTACCTGGATGACGCCACGCTGGACGAATATGCTGATATGTATCCCGGCATCTTTGGCTCTATCATCCGCCCGATGCTGGCTGACCGCCAAGGCACAGCTACATTTATTGGAACGCCAAAGGGACGTAACGCGTTCTTTGACCTGTTTGAGCGGGCCAAGACGGACCCGGACTGGTTTCCGTTCTTTCTGCCAGCGTCTGAGACAGGCATCCTGCCGCAGTCCGAATTGACCGCTGCTGCAAAGGAAATGACGCCAGAGCAGTATGAACAAGAGTTTGAATGCTCGTTTGAGGCGGCAATCATCGGTGCTTACTACGGTAAGGACATGGCCGAGAGCGAGCGGGCTGGACGGATCACAGACGTGCCATATGACCCTGCGCTGCCGGTATACACGACGTGGGATTTGGGCATAGGCGACAGCACGGCCATCTGGTTCTGGCAGGCCCACGGGTCGGAAATCAGGGTCATCGACTTCTATGAAGCCAGCGGGGAGAGCATCGAGCATTACGCCAAGGTGTTGCAAGCCAAGCCTTACAAGTATGAGGCCGATTGGGTGCCGCATGACGCGAGGGTCAGGGAACTAGGCACGGGCCGCACCAGGATTGAGACGATGCTGACGCTCAAGCTCAAGCCGAAGCTGGTCCCCAACCACAAGGTGCTAGACGGTATTAACGCCGGTCGCGTTCTGTTCCCGCGCATCTGGTTTGACCGTGACAAGTGCAAGGACGGGCTGGAGTGCTTACGCCAGTATCGTGCGGACTATGACGACAAGGCCCGCGTGTTCCGTGATGGGCCTAAGCACGATTGGACCAGCCATGCTGCCGATGCGTTCCGATACCTTGCAATGGCCTATCGTGAGATTAAGCCGGAAGCCAAGGCAGCTGATGCGCCAATCAAGGGCATTCGCGATATGACGTGGGATGACCTGTTAGCTAACCAGCCGGTGCACACGGGTTACGAACGCGCATGATCGTTCTATCGACAAGCGGACCCGCGCACGATATGTTCCCCTGAACGCTTGCGAGGGGCTATGCTTCCCGACGAACCTGAAAATCAAGACGGCATTGACCTTGTTACCAAATGGATTGAGGAAATCAATCTGTCTGAGCGCGAGTTACAGCCGTGGTGGAAGGCTGGCGACATCATCGTCAGGCGGTTCAAGAATGAGAACCGAGCAAGGGGTGGTGGCCGTCCGTCCGTAGGCTATGAGCGTCGGCGCTTTGCTATCCTGTGGTCTAACGTCTCGACCCTTCAGCCTGCTATTTATGCCAAGCAGCCGGTGCCGATGGTTGACCGGCGCTATCGTGATGAAGACCCGGTTGGCAAAGTGGCCTCTGAAGTTCTGGAGCGGGCGCTTGGCTTTAGCCTAGACCAGTATGATTTCGACGGGCGCGTAAAGTTGTGCGTTCTGGACTATCTGTTGCCAGGTCGAGGCCAAGTGTGGGTGCGATACATCCCGCATATGCGCGAGGTCAACGCAGAGCAGGATTACGAACTGGGCGAAGGCGTTCAGGACGATGACGACACCGAGGTTGGCGAGGTCGAGACGCCGGAAGCCACTGAGGAAGTGGTTTACGAGGAAGTTCAGTGCGACCACGTTTCATGGAAAGACTGGCTGACTAACCCTGCGCGTGAGTGGGCTGAGGTTCGTTGGGTTGCCCGGCGCGTCTATATGACAAGGGCAGAACTGACGGAACGTTTTGGCAAAGACATGGCCAAGAACGTCCCGATCACGACGACCTCAACCGGCACGGATACGGCCTCGGATGCTCAAAAGCAGTCCAGCCAAACGGGCGAGGTCTATGAGATTTGGGACAAGCCCACCAAGATGGCCTATTGGGTCTGCAAGGGCTACACGGGCGGTGTGCTGGACAAGCGTGAAGACCCGCTGGGGCTTACGAACTTCTTCCCCTGCCCGCCTCCGCTTAATGCCACGACGGCGAATGACAGCACGATCCCGGTTGCCGATTACGTCCAGTATCAGGACCAAGCCGAGGAACTGGACGAATTGACGGCCCGCATTGGCAAGCTGCAAGATGCGCTGCGGATGGTGGGTGTGTATGCCGGTGAAGCCAACCGAGAGCTTCAGCTTGTGTTCGCGCCGGGGAACGAGAACAAGCTAATCCCAATCGACACGTTTGACCTGTGGAAAGAGAAAGGCGGCGTTCGCGGCCTGATCGAGTGGGTGCCGGTCGATATGGTCATTCAGGTGCTAAAGGGCTGCTATGAGGCCCGCTCGCAAGTCCTGAACGACATCTACCAAATCACCGGCCTGTCGGACATCATTCGGGGCGAGAGCAATCCTAACGAGACGGCAACGGCTCAACGGATGAAGGGCCAGTGGGGTTCGCTGCGTGTCCGTGACCGTCAACGCGATTTGCAGCGGTTCTGCCGTGACGCCATCCGGCTTAAGGCGGAAATCATTGCGGAGCATTTCAGTATTGATACGCTGAAGGCCATGACGAACGTGAAGCTCCTGACTGCGGCTGAGAAGGCCCAGATTGATCAAATCATGCCGCTGATCCAGCAAGCGCAACAGTCTGGAATGCCTATCCCGCCCGGCTTGGCTCCTAATCCGGCTATGCTGGAACTGATGGCACAGCCGACGTGGGAAGAGGTGCAAGCCCTTCTCCGCGATGACGCCCTGCGCTCATTCCGCATCGACGTTGAGACCGATTCGACGGTTCAACCGGATGAGAACGCGGCCAAGATGGCGTTTACCGAGTTCACCAGTGCTATCGTGGGCCTGATGTCGGCTGCGGCGAGTATTGTCCCGTCTGCGCCTTACACGGCTCCGCTGTTTGCTGAGGTGCTTAAGCAGGGCGCTCGCACGTTCAATGTCTCGCGGTCGATGGAAGACGTGATTGACAAGGTGTTTGAGCAGGCCGAGGCCGCACCGCCTGTTCAGCCTCAAGGCCCGCCACCGCCTGATGAAAGCGCAATGCAGGTGGAACAACTCAAGTCGCAGACGGCCCAGATGCAGGCCCAAATCGAGCAGCAGCGGACACAGATGGAAGGCCAGCTTGGCATGGCTGAACTTAACCTAAAAGGCCAAGAGCTTCAGGTGAAGGCTGCGGCCCTCTCCCGTGACCCAACCCCTCAAGGAATAGCATAATGGCCAACGAACCCTACAACGAAGTCGTCTATAAAGCGGCTGAGAAGATTATCGCCGGTATCGGCACGTCAACGACACCGCTCCCGACCACGGGTATCGGCTTTGTGTCCTCGGCAACGTTTACGCCTGCCGCTGCTGCCTATCTGGCTGGCGACATCATGCAGGGCGCTCAATCGTTTGGTTCGATTGGCCCGGCTGGCGGTGGTGCCATCATAATCACGAACACTAGGCTGCGGGTTGACGCCTCGGCGGTCATCTCGGGCGAGACTAGCTACACCATCCAACTCTACACGGTGACCCCGCCCTCGGCCTTGGCTGACAACGCGGCTTGGAACTTGCCCTCGGGCGACCGGGCGTCCTACGTCGGGTCTATCGCTCTTGGCACCGTGGTGGACGTTGGCGATACGCTTTACGTCGAGCAGACCGGTCTGACCAAGCAGATCACGGTTCCTGCTGGCGGCTCGCTGTTTGGCTATCTGGTGACCAACGGCGCGTTCACGGCCACTGCTGCGGCCCGTGTCGTGACCCTGATGGCCCTGTCCGCATGAGACCGTCGCTCCGACAGGTTTTGTTCAGGTCTGCTGGCCTTGACCTGAACTTTGCGGGCGGCGTCTTCAGCCTGAACAACACCCGCACGGATAGCCCTGCCAACATCCCCGGCTGGTCATTCTCCCGCACGGATACGAACGGCACGGCGACTGCGCTGGACCTCGCTGGAAACGTCATCCAGTTCGCTACGGGCGTCCCCCGCATCACGAACCGGGGGATACTGGTTGAGGAAGCGCGGACGAACAGCATCCGCAACAGTGTCGCGGCGGGCGCTGTCGCTGGAACGCCGGGAACGGCACCGACGAACTGGTCAGTCTCGGCAGGCACAACCAGCCTGTCAACTCAAGTCGTTGCGACCGGGACCGATGCGACCACAGGCGCGACATTTGTCGAGATCAGATTTTTCGGGACGACCACGACCGGCGGAACCGTGCAAATAAGACTTGAGGCTGGCAACTCGATTGCCGCCACAAACGCACAAGCGTGGTCAGCGTCAGTATATGCTGCGCTTGTTGCGGGATCGGTGTCGGGCTTTACGGCTGTTCCGTTTCTTCAGTTTGACATGAATAACGCCGCCGGCGGTTATGTTGGGAACTCGACAAGCACGGCGCTGACAACAACCTCCACAATGACGCGGTCAGTCGTTAACTTTACGACAAACCAAGTTTTGACCGCTTTTGTTTTTCCATACATTGCAATTACTCCCGGCACCGGCAAGACCGTCGATTTCACCCTGCGCGTTTCGCTCCCTCAAACCGAACTCGGAGCCTTCGCCACCTCCCCCATCATCACCACAGGAGCGGCGGGGACGCGGGGGGCTGATGCAGCTTCAATCGTGCTTCCGTCGAATGTGTCGAGCTACACGGCGACCTATAACAACGGAACGACTGCAACAGGTGCGGTTACGGCGGGGGCTACGTTCGATCTTATAGCGGCCCGCCCGTGGTTGAACGGATATCTGCAAAGGTTCCGAGTTACATGACCCGCCGCCTCGGACTGCTGGCCGCGTTTGCCTTCTCCGGCCTGTTCTGGTGGTGGCTGTTCACCCTGCTGCCGTCCGGTGGCTCAGACTGGCGAGACAGGCCCCCGACCCGCTTCCAAGGCGACGCAACGGCGGGCGTGGTGTTCACGACCGAGGCAAGGGTCCAGCGTATGTGCCCACAGGTTCGCTACGCCGTGGGCTGCACGGTCGGCGGAACGATCTATGTGCCAAACCCCTGCCGCTGGGGTGACGGCTATTCGACATTGCTGTGCCATGAACTTGGCCACGTCAACGGATGGTCGTCCGAGCATGAGAGGTAAAGCGTGAGCAGAGCAACTTATCGCAAGTGCCAAGCGTGTGGCGACATCCACGAACTGTCGGCATGGCCGCGTGAGTGCTTGGAGCAGTTCAAGCGCAAGCGTTCTGAGTTGTCAGCGCCGTTTATTCGGGCTGACGGCATGGACCCAATTATGAACCACGCCAATGGCATGATGTATGACAGCCGGTCAGCCTACGAGCGCGGCGTCAAAGATGCGGGATGCGTAATTGTTGGCGATGACAAGCTAACGCCAAGCCCACGGCCTGTGCTGTCTGACCGTGAGCTTAAGCAGGACATCAAGACGGCGATTGATCAGGTGGAGGCCAGACTATGAGCGACATGGAAGACGACATTCGGGCTGCAATGGCCGAGGTTAGCGGTATTGCGCCAGAACCTGCGCCCGTTGAGGAAGTGGTGGTTGCGCCAGAAGCCGTTATCGAGGCAGAAACGCCCCATGATGACAGCGAAAAGGCAGCAGACGGGCGTGTAAGAGGCCCAGACGGCAAGTTTATTGCCAAGGCACCGGAAATGGTGCAAGATACTCCCGACCAGCCCTCGGAGGCAGTCGCGGACCCTGCTGCAAAGCTCGCCATCCGCGCCCCGGCTTCGTGGTCACCTGCGGCTAAGGCTACGTTCGATAAACTGCCCCCGGAAGTGCAACAGGCTGTTGCAAAGCGGGAACAGGAGATCGATCACGGACTGCGGCGCAAGTCTGAGGAAGTGAAGCGGTATGAACCGCTGGAACAAGTGCTTGCCCCTCGCCGCGCTCAATGGGCCGCGCAAGGGATGGATGAAGTTCACGCGGTCAAAACGCTGCTTGCGGCACAAGACCTGCTTGAAAAGAACCCAATGCAAGGGCTTGAGTTTCTGGCCCGTTCGTATGGCGTGAATTTGAACACGGCCCAGCCGCAGGGACAGCCATACCAGGCCCAGCCCGCGCGAGACAGCCACCCCGAGATTGCAGCCCTTAAGCAGCAACTCCAAATCCTGCAAAGCCAAGTCCAGACGGCGCAGACCGCGCCTATCGTCAGCCAAATCGACGCATTCCAGAACGACCCTGCTAACCTGTATTTTGAGAACGTCCGCGATGACATGGCGGTCCTCTTGCACAACGGGAAAGCGTCGGACCTAAAGGAGGCGTATGAGATGGCTTGCTGGATGAGGCCGGATATTCGCCCGTTCCTGCAAACAGCGCAGGCCCCGGCGGCTCCGGTGCAAGACAAGGCGGCGCAGGCGCGACGGGCGGCTGTCAGTGTCACCGGGTCTCCGGGTCAAACCCGTATTCCCAAGTCCAATGGATCAATCGAGGACGACATCCGCGCAGCTTTTGAAGAAGTTGCCGGTGCGGCCTAGGAGAACTTAAATGACCTCCCCGAATCTTTCGGAAATCGCAACCACGACCCTGCGTAATCGCACGGGTAAGCTGGCTGACAACGTTACCAACAACAACGCGATTCTGTCGCGTATGAACCGTCGTGGCACCATCAAGCCGGTGTCCGGTGGCCGCACCATCCTGCAAGAGCTGGAATACGCTGAGAACGTCACTTATCAGCGTTATTCGGGCTACGAAGTCCTGAACATCTCGCCCAGCGACGTGTTCACCTCGGCTGAGTTTGACTGGAAGCAAATCGCTGTCAACGTGACCATGAGCGGTCTGGAGCAACTGCAAAACTCCGGCGTTGACGCTATCATCGACCTGCTGGCCTCGCGTATCAAAAACGCGGAAAAGACCATGCAGAACGGTGTGGCTGAAGACCTCTACTCGAACGGCACGGCTTCGGGCGGCAAGCAGATTGGTGGCCTTCAGCTTCTCGTGGCTGATGACCCCACCACTGGCACTGTCGGTGGCATCAACCGCGTGAACTGGAATTTCTGGCGTAACCAGAAGTTCCAAGCGACCTCGGACGGTGGTTCGGCTGCCTCGGCTGCCAACATCACCCGCTTCATGAACAACCTGTATCGTAAATGCTCGCGCGGCACCGACAAGCCGGACCTCATTCTGTGCGATGACAACTACTTCTCGTTCTATGAGTCCTCGCTGCAAGACATCCAGCGCATCACCAACCCGAATGAAGCGGACGCTGGTTACGTCTCGCTGAAGTTCAAAGGCACTGACGTGGTGTTCGACGGTGGTTTCGGCGGGGCTTGCCCAGCCAACCATATGTATATGCTGAACACCGGCTACCTGCACTGGCGTCCTCACAAGGACCGCAACATGGTTCCGCTGGAAGAAGTCCGTTCGATCAACCAGGACGCTATGGTCAAGCCTATCGTTTGGGCTGGCAACCTGACACTCTCGAACGCCTTCCTTCAGGGCGTCCTGTTCCAAACCTGATCCCCTTAGAAAGGAGACATTAAAATGGCTGCTACAGCTGCTACGGTCTTTGCGACCATTCCGCTTGCGGGGATTGATCTGGACGACAAGTCCTCGACCCCTGCGTTTGCCGTCAACCTTCGTGTTTACGGCAATGATGGCCGCAATCACATCTATGCGCGGGCTTCGGAGGCTCTGTCCTCGACCGAAACCATCAAAATTGGCACCAACGGCTCTGCGTCGTCGGATTCCGGTTCGGCTGGCTGGACGACTAATACGACCGGAGGCGTTACCGCTGGCCAGTATTTCTGGGCCAAGCGCACCGCTCTGTAGGTCTTTCGCCTGCCCTAGCCTCCACTAGGGTTTGCTGTTAGCTTAACGGCCTCCGGTTCCGACTGGGGGCCGTTTTGCTATGGAGGTAGCATGATCAATGTTGTCAGCGTCCGCGTCGGGACCAAATACCCGATTGAATACGTTACCAAGCTGCATGACGGCATTGCCCGGCATCTGGACGAAGAGCAGCGCCATTGGTGCCTGACGGATAGGCCGGACGAACTGCCAGAAGGCATTACGGCTATCGCGCACAATCCCGATCTGCCGGGCTGGTGGCAAAAGGTCTATCTGTTCTGCGAAGAAGATATGCCGTGGGAGTTAGGCGACGATGTTCTTTATATGGACCTTGACGTATGCGTGACCGGCAGGCTTGAGGAACTGCCGCATGGCATCATTCAGGACTGGCACTGGCCGACTTATAACAGCAGCGTCATGCGCTGGCAGTTTGGCGACCATTCCGACATCTGGACGTGGTTTGAGCCTGAGTTTATCGACCTGCCATCTGATACCCTGCAAGGCTTGCTGCCCAAAGGCCAAGTGAACGGCGGGGATCAAGAATGGATTAGTCAAATCAGCACGTGGGACACGTTTCCCGCTGATATGTTTGTGTCATACCGGAATGCGGTATCATGGCCCCCTGAGACGGCTAAAGCCGTTATCTTTCACGGCCAGCCTAAGCCGCATGAAGTGACTGAGGGGTGGGTGCCAGGTGTCTGGCGCGTCGGTGGTTACACGGCCATGCCAGAGCTAAAGGGCATGAACGTCACGCATGATTTTGCCTATGCCAACGTGCGGACAAACGTGCAGCGGGATTTGGCGTGGTTTTCCGGCTTTGGGGATCAAGACAAGGCTTGCGTCGTTGTGGGTGGCGGTCCTTCGCTTGCGGACAGTGTGCAGGCCATCAAGGACCATCGCAGACGCGGCGCTAAGATTATCAGCGTCAACAATGCGATGCGGTATCTGATTAAGCACGGCCTAACCCCAGACGGTCACGTCATGCTGGATGCGCGGGAAGAAAATCTGCACATGGTCGAGGATGCGCCAATGTCCGTGCGCTATTTCCTCGCTTCTCAGGTTCATCCGTGCGTGTTTGATGCTCTTTCGGGGCATGATATTGTGCTGTGGCATAACGCGATGGGTTCCGGTGATGAACTTATGGACATCATTAAGCCGTGGTTTGACGAAGGCCCAGACCAGAAGCCGTGCGTTCTAGTGCCTGGCGGTGGCACTGTGGGGCTTCGGGCTATTAATCTGGCTTGGCTGTCGGGATATAAGAAAATCCACCTCTATGGTTTCGACAGTTCGTATGCCGAGGGTTCACACCATGCTTATTCGCAAAGCCTGAATGACGGTGAAGCGACGATGGACGTTGTGCTGGGTGACAAAACATACACTTGCGCCCGGTGGATGATTAGGCAGGCAATGGAGTTTCAGCAGCAGTTTTTGTATCTGCGTGACCGTGGCGTTAAGGTCATTGCCCACGGGAGGGGCCTCATTCCCGACATGGGAAGGTTGCTTGCATGATGCTCGCTCTTGGCCTTCTCGCCGTTTGGCTGCTGTGGCTGCTAGTCGTTGGCATCTTTGTGAACACGCGCCGATGAGCAGTCAGTATCACGAACGCAACGACAACGAGCGGCGCAAGGCGTGGGCCACGCTCAAATGGTATCCTGAGCGATTGACCGACGCTGACCGGGCGTTGCTGCTGTTGGATGAGCCGGACTTCTGCCATCCGGTGGATGCTCAACGGCACTTGTATGACGAAAAGGGTTTCGCAAAGTGAAACAGATTGACGGCCTTTGGTGGCCTGATTTTGACGTTCGGTGCCGTAACGCGGTGATTGGTGAGTGCGCCGCTGCTATGCCTGTCGTCCTGCCGTTGGTGGTTGAGAAGCGCGTTTGCGTCCAAGCTGGCGGCAATGTCGGGGTGTATCCGCTGGCGCTGTCGAAGGTGTTCGGTCAGGTCATTACGTTTGAGCCGGATGAGGACAATTTTGAATGCCTGCACAAGAACGTCACATATGACGAAGCCCTAGCGTATTTTGGGGCGCTCGGGGCGGAACCTGGCTGGTGTGCTGTTCAGCGCATCGACACGGACAATTGCGGTTCGCACAAGACGCTGCCGGGAACGGTTGTCCCCGTTCAGACAATAGATAGCCTGAACCTCGACCAGTGCGATTTGATCTGGCTGGACATCGAAGGTGCGGAGGCTGACGCCATTAAAGGCGCACTAGCGACAATTGAGAAGTTTTCGCCTATTATAGTCCTCGAAGAAAAGGGACTAGGCCCGAAAGCCGATCTGCCCGGCTATTCTAGCGTGATGCGGATCGGAAATGACACTGTGTATCGGAGGACATAGATGGATTATGTAGCGCCAGACGGACGGGACCGGATCATTCCGCGTTTCCATATCAAGCCGGTTCGTAACAACTTTTTGTCAGAGAAAGAGGGCCGCGAGGTCTGGGCTGACGTTGAGTATGTGGAACTCATCGTGCCGGGCGATAACAAGAACATCGTTGACGTTGCCGTGAAGGAAGAACACCGCGAACGTTGGCCCACCAAATACGCTGCGTTTAAGGCCAACATGGAAGCCCCTGAGAGCGGCACACCGCTAGAGGAATGGGCGGGCGTGGGCCGCAGTCAGGTCATTGAGCTTAACAGCGTTCATATCCGCACTGTCGAGGCTCTGGCGGGCCTGTCTGACGCCCAACTTGCCAAATGCGTCCCGATGGGTGGTCAAGCCCTTCGTGCTAAGGCGCAGCGGTTTATTGAGCAAACGGAGGCTGAAAAGCCGCTTGCGGAACTGACGCAGCGCATTCGAGAGCTTGAGGAAAAACTGGCGCTGGCGTTGGAAGCCAAAATTGAGAAGGAAGTGGCATGAGCGGTCTTGAACGCGACGTGATGTATAAGCCTGGTGCTACCTTCTATAAGGAAGGCAAGTTCCTGATGTTCCGCTTTCAGGCTGATTCGTCGTCAGTCATTGGCCCGCGTGTAGCTACAGACGCGGACAAGGCGGCGCATGGCGCGGAATATGATATGTATCTCAAGACGGCGTTCAATAACGCGCCGATTGAAGCGTTTGATCACGACGGGGTGGATGGTCCCGGCGGTGTAGCCCAGCCTGTCAGCGACGACCAAACGGACGTTGTGGCGGAACATGAAATCATCCCCGCCCCTAAAAAGCGCGGGCGTCCTGCAAAGGCCTAACCAATGGCGATGAACCTTCTTCAGATTGTCCAGCGGGCGTGTCGTCTGCTGTCCATCCCCGTCCCTACGGAAGTCGTAAACTCGACTGACGCACAGGTTCAGCAGCTTTACGCGCTGGCCAATGAAGAAGGCGACGAACTGTCTGGCACCTACGATTGGCAGGTGATGCGTCGGCAACACCTGTTTAATACGGTGGCAAGCGCGGTTCAATCGAGTGCAATCCCGTCTGATCTGGACCATTTTATTGCCAACTCGTTCTTTAACAGAACGACGATGCGCTATATTTACGGGCCTATTACTCCTCAAGAGTGGCAGGCTATCCAAGCCCAGCCGCAACTAAACAGGGTGTTTCTGGCGTTTATTGAGCGGGACGGTCAGTTTCTGGTCACCCCGACGCCGGATGTTGGTCAGACCATTGCGTATGAATACATTACGACAAACTGGGCCAAATCGGCTGCCGGATCGGCGCAATCGTCATTCCTTGCTGACACCGACCTGACGTATCTGGATGACAAGCTGTTCCCGCTTGGCCTTCGCTGGCGATTTTTGAAGTCTAAGGGTTTGGACTACGCGGAGGATTTTCGCACCTATCAGGGCGAGCGTAATCAGCGCATGGCCAGAGATGGCGGTAACACCATTATCGACAGCACGGGTGGGAACTATTACGGCTGGTCAACAAACATCCAAGAGGGCGGGTTCCCCGGATGATTCTGTTCGTCACCATTTCTGACACCAAAAACCAAGAGACGCAGCGCAAGAAGATTAACTCGCTGCTGTCAGTGTATGCGCCGGGCTATGGTTCAGCCCTGCCAGCCGCTGCGGATAGCCCAGACGGTCGGTTGTTCTATATCGGCGCACAAGGCTATCAGAACCGTTCCGGGGCATGGGTGGCGATATGAGACAAGCGGCGCAGCGATACGGTCGCCAGCCCTTACGGTCGGTAACTCAACAGCGAGTGTCTATCGGACGCGCTGTCCCGGCGCCTGTCGGTGGATGGGATGCTCAATCGCCATTGGCTGATATGCCGCCTGAGAACGCGGTCATTCTGGACAACTTTATTCCCCGCGCTGGCTATGTCGAACTGCGTAAGGGCTATGTGCCGTGGCAGGAGGGCATGCCGCTTCCGACTGAATCGCTTTTGGTTTGGCGCGGTGGTGTCGCGACGACTGCCGACAAGATTTTTGCAGCGGCGGGTGGCTCGCTTTACGACGTAAGCAATCAAAACGATGCGCCGGTTGAGGTGTTTTCCGGTGCTGGTAATGCGCGGTGGCAATGGATTAACTTTGCCAATGACGCTGGGACGTTTTTGATTGCCGCTAACGGGGCTGTCGATCCGGTCTATTACGACGGCTCTACGTTTGCCTCAACGGTCATTACCGGCTCGGCTGGGGTGATTACCCTCGACCCGCGCACGTTGGTTGACGTGATGGACCACAAGGGCCGTTTGTTCTTTGTGCAAGAGGATAGCCTGCGGTGCTGGTTCCTTGAGCCGTTTGCCATCCAAGGCGCTGCTAATCTGCTGGACCTCGGCCCGATTTTCGACAAGGGCGGCTCAATCCTTTGCCAAGCCACTTGGACGCTTGATGGTGGTTCCGGTGCCGATGATCTGGCAGTGTGGGTCACTACGCAGGGACAGGTGGCTGTGTATCAGGGCCTTGACCCTTCGGACGCAAACAACTGGGCACTGGTTGGCGTTTATGACATCGGCCTGCCGCTCTCGCGCCGGTCGCTCATCAAATACGGTTCTGACCTGGTAGTGCTGACGACCAACGGTGTCGTTCCGCTTTCTCAGGCGCTGAAGCTGGACCGCGCACAAGAAAACCTTGTGGCGCTGACGCAGAAAATCCAGAACGCATTTCAGCAATCGACGACCAAATATCGCAACAACTTTGGTTGGGAAGGTGCGCTGTATCCCAAGGGGACGCTGGCAATCTTTAACGTCCCGACAGCCAATCTCACGCGGTCGGAGCAGTATGTGCAGAACGTTCAGACGGGTGCTTGGTGCCGGTTTACGGGCATCAATGCATTCTGCTGGGCTGTGGCCAATGACCAGATGTATTTTGGTGCGGCTGATTCTGTCTGTCTGTGGGACAGCGGCTTTGCGGACAATAACACCGGCATCGTTGGCGACATCAAGACGGCGTTTAACTATTTCGGCTCGCGTGGCAGCCTGAAGAAGTTTGAGATGATCCAGCCGGTGTTGCGGATTAGCGCAGACCTGGCACCGGCCATCGAAATCGTTACCGACTTCAAAGAAAAAGTGCCAACCGCTGTTCCGACCACGATTAGGACAACGGGCGGGCGTTGGGATACGGGCCTTTGGGATGTAGCGGTTTGGTCTGAGGCTGTGCAAACGCGCGATAGCTGGACGAGCGTTACGGGGATTGGTTACTGCGGTGCCGTGCGGATGCGTGTGGCGCCTAATGCCACACTTTTCATTGACCTCGGCGTGGATGATGATACGTCGCTGGCCTATGAGGCAGACGGCATCATTGCGATGCAATCGGCACGGAACACCAATGCGCCGTGCGAGATTATTGCGTTCAATCTGAAATACGAAAACCAGACGGGCGGGCAGCTTTGAGGCTAGTCTCTGGCCCGTTTTCGCCCTTGGTCGCTCAATGGGTAGCGGACCAGATTGGGCATGGACTGGACTGGGGACCATGCGAGGCCATCGGGGTGGTCGATAAGCACGACAATCTCATAGGCGGTGTGGTTTTCAACCAATATCAACCTCAATATCGCAACATTGAGGTTAGCTTTGCCGCTAGTCGGTCCAACTGGTTGACGCCTAACCTTGTCACGGGCATACTCAGCTACGCATTCGACCAGCTTGGGTGCAATCGGATCACCAGTCTCACGCCGAAAAAACTGCGTAAGGCTCGCCAGTTCCTACAGAAATTCGGCTTTAAGCACGAAGGGACTGTGAGGCGCGGTTATGGTGACGATGACACAATCATATCCGGCTTGCTGGCCTCTGAGTGGTCGCAACACAGATTCAACGTGTCTCGGGAGCGTTCCCCATCTCTAAGCCTCGCCCCCCCGCCGCACCCGATCCCGTAGCGCTTGCCAACGCGCAAGCAAGCGCCAACACGCGCACGGCACAAGAGCAGCAAAGATTAAACCTTATTGGCACTAGCGGCCCCCAAGGCACAACGCGCTACGTTGCAGACCCGACGCAACCAGGCGGCTACCGTCAGGAAACGACGCTCTCGCCGCTTGAACAGCAGAACTACGAACGCTCGACCGGCGTTTACGGTAGCGCCCTTGACACGGCTGGCCAGCAAATTGGCCGGGTGAACACCGCGCTTAGTCAAGGCTTAAACACCGAGGGCTTGCCGGAACTGCAAGGCTACAACGCGCCTGACTTTGACCGCCAACGGTTTGAGGATTCGGTTTATGCCAGCCAGACCCGTAGGCTTGACCCGCAGTTTCAGCGGCTTGAGAGGTCGCAAGATGCACGTCTTGCCGCGCAGGGCCTTGGAGCGAATAGCGAGGCAACGCGAAACCTTCGAGCTGATTTTGCTAGAGATAGAGCTGACGCATACGGAGAGGCAGCCAACCAAGCCATTCAAGCCGGTGGCGCGGAACAATCTCGCGCTATTCAGCAAGCCATTGCGGGCGGGACATTCGGTAATCAGGCGCGGACGCAGGGCCTCCAAGAGCGGGCTTACGTCCAGAACCAGCCCCTTCAGCAGCTTCAAGCCCTGCTAGGCACGGGCCAAGTTGGTATGCCGCAGGGCATCCAATACAGCCCGACCGGCGTGGGCCAGACGGACGTTCTTGGCGCTCAAGGCTTGGCGCAAAACCAGTTGAACCAGAACTATCAGGCGCGGATGGGCCAGAACAACGCATTAATGAGCGGCCTGTTCTCGCTTGGCTCCGCTGGCATTGGTGCCTATCCGTTCCGTGGTCCGGGGAAATAAATTGGCCCGCGCTCCCATGCCTGCCCCGCAGATGATCGAAACCCCGGCAATGCGCCGTAGCGCAATGCTGGCTAAACTGCTTGAAGAACAGCGCCAGCCCGTTGAGATTAAGGGCGGCTACGGCGAACTAGCGGCTAGGCTTCTTGGTCAAGGCATCACGCAATTCGGCGCTAACCGTGCAGAACGGGCGGTGCGGGACGAACGGGCAGCGCGGACGGCTGACCAGGCTAGTGCTTATGCTTTGCAGCTCAGTGGTTTGGGCGGCGAACCGCCGCCGTCAGCCGCTGCATCAACACCTACGCCCATGCCAACGACGGTGCCGATGCCAAGCACACCGGCATCGACCGGGCCTACAGCGCCGGTTGGTGAGGTCATGGGGTCTAACCTGCCCAATGTCGGTCAGCCCATTCCTGTTGCTAACGTGCCGCCCCCAACGCCGGTTGCGCCCGTCGAGGCAACGCCGCAGCCAACGCTGGAAAATGCGCTGTTGTTTGGTCAAGTGCCAGCGCAACCTAGTCCGACTGCCGCGCCGCAAATGGCTGCGCCCGCTGCGCCTGCGGCCCCGCAAAACCCGTTGGCGGGCACTCCTGGCGAACTGGCAGGCATTCAACAAGGCTTGGAAATATTCCGCCGCACGGGTGACCCTGCTGTCGGAGCGTGGGTAAATGGCGAGATTAGCCGCATTCGTCAGCGCATGGACGCGCCTGCTGCTGAACGGCGAATCGTCGTCGATGTAAACGGCATCAATTATTTGGCTGACCCGACTGGCGCGACGCCGCCTGTTCGGTTGTTTGGTGAGCAAGGCGTTCCCCAAGAAGCACAAAACGAAACATTTTTGGCTGGTCCTAGAAACAATTTCGGGGTTCCGGCTGGAACGCTGATGACGCGCAGCCCTGAAGGCGTTGTGTCTGTTGTCAGCCGTCAAGACCCGGGATACGAGCTTGGCCCTGACGGGGGCCTTCAGCCTATTCGTGGCGGTCCGCAAGACCCTGCGGCTGGCGGCAACCGCATTCAGAATGAGCGTGAATTGCGGCGCGAGTTTGGAACACTTACGCAAGAATATAGAACCGTTCGCCAAGCCTTCCAAAAGGTCGAAGCATCGCTTGGCCAAGGCACCGGCATTGGTGATGTCGGCGGCATCTTTGGCGTAATGAAAATCTTTGACCCTGGTTCGACCGTGCGCGAAGGTGAAGCTGCGACGGTGCAAAACTCGGGTGGAGTGCCCGAAACTATTCGTGGTCTTTACAACCGCGTCGTCACCGGCGAGCGTTTGACGCCAGCACAACGGGCGGAAATTGTCGCGGTTGGTCGCGCACAGTTCGGCACCTACGAGCAGGGCTATCAATCGCGGGTGACAGACTTTACGCGCATGGCTAACGATTACGGCATTGACCCGCGTAACATTGTGGGTGGCGACGAGGCTCCGGCACCGCCAAGAACGCCTGCCGGTGGCGGCGGATCGCCGCCTCGGATTACCACACAAGCGCAATACAACGAGCTTGCAAGCGGTGAACCATACATTGACCCTAACGGCGTTCGTAGGACAAAACAGTGAGGCAGGAACCGTTTTGGGCGAACGATCCGATTGCGGCGCCTACTCGCCAGCAGCGCGAACCTGCGCCGTTTTGGGCAAACGACCCCGCCGCCACTCCTCGCCCGTCCGTTCCGCAAGCTGGCCCAGATGCGCCTTTTCAGCCGGAACTATTGCCGGGTGACAACGGCATTTATCCGTCTCCACCCCTTGCTGGGGCAACACCGCCGTCTGCCCCGCTGGACACTATGAGCGCGGAAGAAGCCGCAGCCAACGCAAAGGCGTTTGGCAACCAAGGAACGCGGTTAGACCCTATCGACCTTCAAACGCTTCCGCCGGAAGACATCGCGTATCTGAACGCGGGAATGTATGTCAGGCTGCCCAACGGTGAAGTGTCACGAATGATGCGTGATGCGCGTCCGGGTGCCGGTGGGCCGGGAACGCAAGAAATCCGGCCCGGTCTGTTTATCGAAGAAAACTCAGACGTTGGCACTGACATAGCCAAATCGCTCCCAACCGGCGTGGTCGAAAGCCTGACCGGTTTAGGCGGTATGCAAGGCACCATTGGCCAAATGATTTACGGCAAGCAATCGCTGGGCCAAAATATGCCGGGATTTGGCATTGTTGGGCCTACCGGAGCGCAAATAAATCAGACCATTCGGAACCAGATTGGTTACGACTATTACCAGCCGCAAACGGTTCCGGGTGAGTATGCACGAACCTTTGGCGAAAACCTGATTGGCGGTCTCGCACCAGGTGGTCCGTTAACGCGGGCTGCATCCGTAGCAGTTCCCGCCTTTGCTAGTGAAGGCGCTGCACAAATTGCGGAAGGCATGGGCGCAAGCCCAACGGCGCAAACTATGGCCCGCACCATTGCTGGCCTTGGCGGCGGCTTGGCGGTCGGGGGCGTAAATGCCGTTCGCGGCGGTGCTGACATTTCGCTTCGGAATGCGGCGCAGGGTGTGACACCGCAACAATTGCAAATGGCGGCGGCGCTTAGGGATAGAGCGCAAGCGGCAGGCATTAACATGACTAACGCCAATGCTCTGCAACAGGTTACGGGCGGCGCAACCGGACTAGGCCAGTTGCAGCGAGCAGTCGAGGGCCAGTCGCCTCTTTTGCAGCGATATTTTGCGGAATTGCCGGAGCAAACGCGAAACGCGATTAACGCTCAACTTGAGCAAATTGGCCCGTTGGTTGAACCGGGGGAGCTTGCTGGGCAAGCACAAAGCGCAGCGGAAAATGTGCTTACCAGAATGCGCCAGCGCGTAAATGAAAGCGCAGAACCGCTATACGCTCAACTTCCTGGGCAAACGCTAGACCCGGCAGACCTTGCGCGACTGCAAGCTGATCCATCCTATCGCGCCGCGTCGGCGCAACTCATGGGAAATGAAGAACTTGCCCCGCTTGTCACGGGCGGGCCTGAAGACCTTTCGACCGTAAACCGTGTCATTCAGCAGCTTGACACGATGGGCGAAAACGTTCGTCCCGGTGTGATGAACCCAACGGGAAATTACACGTTGGCGGCGCGGCGCGAACAGGCGGCGGCACTGGCACGACAATTGGCGGCGGCGACATCGCCTGAGTTTGCAGCAGCACGACAAACCGTAGCAACGGGACGCCAAGCATTTGTTGATCCGCTTCGGCGCGGACCCATCGGCACAATTGCCGGACAATCTGATGTTCAGCCCAAACTTGCTGCACAAACGGAAGCGTTGTTTCCGTCGATGCCGTTTGAGGGTCAAGCCGCTGAAACCGCCCGTGCGCTAGAGCTTATGGGCGAGATTGACCCGTCTGTCGGTGGCCCGCTTGTTCGGCAACAACTGGCGCGTCAAGCGATGGAAGCGCAACAAAATCTGGCAACAGGCGCTAATCAGTTTGGCGGCGCAAACTTTGCCGCTCGCGCTTTCGGTAACCCTGAACAGCGCCGGACCGTCATGGGTGCGCTCGACGTTGTAAACCGCCCTGACCCTAACATGGCGTTTCCGCCTATAAATGCCAACGCGGTTCCGCCACGCGGTTCCGACCCAATGGCTAATCTGGTTGAGATACTGATGGCGACCGGCCAACGTCATCAAGGCGGTTCGCAAACAGCGTTTATTCAAGACCTTCAACGGCAAATGCGCGGCGGCGATGCCGTTCAAGAGTCGTGGGCTTCGCTGTTAAATCCAATGCGAATTCCTGGACGCGTTGCGGGTGCGGTTGATGAGCTAACGGCACAAGCCAACAAAGACACACTGGCCAATCTGCTGATGGCCAACTCCGAAGACTTTAACGCTCGGCTGACCCGTGCGCTTAACCGTCCCCGAGGCGCTAACCGCATTCGTGCGACTGTAGCTCTCGGCTCAGGACAAGAGGACTAGAGATGGCCCGCAACGGTTCCGGCTCATATTCGCCCCCATCAAACACATGGAACCCTGCGGTTCCTGAAACCGCTATCCTGTCGGATGATTGGAACGCCACGCTTGCGGACCTCGCTACGGCGCTGACGCAATCGCTTGCATCCGATGGCCAGACGGCTGCGGCTGCGGTCATTCCGTTTGCTCAAGGCATCCGCGTTTCCGATGGCCTGATTACGGCTCCGTCAATCTCGGTGATTGGTGATGTAGATACGGGCTTTTATTTTCCGGCTGCTAACTCGGTAAGCCTAGTGTGCGGTGGTGTGTCAGTTCTGGCTGCCACCTCGGCTGGGGTGACGTTCCCGCTCGGTGTGACGTTTGCTGGAAACCAAACCGTCACCGGAAACCTAACGGTCAACGGTAACACGACCATTGGCAACGCAGGGGCAGATACGCTTTCGGTTGTCGCTACCGGCACGTTTACCGGAAACCAAACCTTTAACGGCACGGCTACCTTTACCTCGACTGTGACCGTTCCTGACGCATCGTTTACGAATGCCAAACTGGCGACGGTAGCCACGGCCACGATCAAGGGCCGGGTGACGGCTGGAACGGGTGCTGTAGAAGACCTGACAGGCACTCAAGCAACGACGCTGTTAAGCGCGGTGGTGGGTGATAGCGGATCGGGTGGCACTAAGGGCCTAGTTCCTGCCCCTGCGGCTGGAGATACGGCGGCGGCTCGTTTCCTTAGCGCGGCTGGCACGTTTGCGGCGGCTGTGCCTGTCGGGTCTGTGACCATGTATGCGGCCAACACGGCCCCTACTGGTTGGCTGGAATGTAGCGGCGCAGCGGTGTCTAGGACGACATATGCGGGCCTGTTTACGGCGATCGGCACGGTGTTTGGTGTTGGTGACGGTTCGACGACTTTCAACCTGCCCGATATGCGCGGCGAGTTTGCGCGTGGTTGGGATAATGGGCGGGGCATTGACCCGGCTCGCGCGTTTGGTTCGGCGCAGGCTGATGAGCTTGAGGCGCACGTTCACTCGGTTACGCCGCCGTCTGCAACCGATGACACTGGATCGGGGCTGACCACGACCGGCACGGGCGGCGCTGAAACCATTACGCCATACAACACGGCCTCAACCGGTGGCACCGAGACGCGTCCGCGTAACATCGCCCTCATGTTTATCATCAAGTTCTAGGGAACTAAAATGGTCGATACGCCCCGTAAGACTTTTCCTGAACTTCAGGCACTAACCGCCCCAGTGGTGGATAGCGATGTGCTGGCCGTTTATCGTTCGCCCGGTCCCGCCAAGCGCACGACTGCGACGGTGTTTTCCGACTACATCAAGGCGTTCTATTCGGCGCCTGGCGGCTCGGCACTGGTCGGCCTCCTGCAATCCGGCACGGGGGCGGTGGCTGAGACCGTGCAGACTGCGGTGCGCCGCGTCGTTTACCCCGAACAATACGGCGCGGTTGGCGACGGCTCTACCGACGACGCCACGGCCATGCAGAACGCAATCACGGCAGCGGCTGCGGCTAACGCTGTCCTGACCTTGCGGCCGGGTAGGAACTATCGCTGCGCGACCGGCCTGACCATTCCGGCGAACTCCACTATCGACTTCCAGGGTGGAACCATTTCGACGGCTGCGAACATCTCGCTCTTGTCGATCACCGCGTCGAATGTGACGCTTATCCAGCCCAAGCTGCGCGGCCCGTCCGGGACATACAACGCCGCCTCCATCGGCATCTACCTGTCTGGGACGGTCAACGGCGCGGCGGTCGCTCCGACGTTCATTTCCGACATCAAAATCCTTGAGCCGGATATTCAGGACTTCGGCTACCTCTGCATCCAACCGCTTTATGTCGAGCGCATGGTCATCACCAACCCTGTCGCCAAGAACTTCGGCTACGGGTTCATGATTACGCAGGGAACGCGCGACTGTTATGGCGTCGGCGGTATCTTTCTTGATGCGACCGGCTTGGGCGGCGGGGGCGCTCTTGAGTGCTTTGCCGTGTCGTGGTCGGGCAACGATGGCTCGACGGATTACGTCCGCTATCCCAACTCGGAGCGTTGCGTCTGGTTCGGCGGCTTTGCCAAGGGCTTCTCTTGGCAGCCGTTCGACACGCACGGCGGGGTGGATTGCGGCTTTATCGCGCCGGTCATCCGCGACAGTCGCCGGGCTGTTTGGCTGACAACGCGCTCGTCGGTGCTCGGCCCTGTCCGGTGCTTTGCAAGGGACGTTGACGCGGTGAATACGTCGGCTGCGTTTTCGACCTATGCAGATGGAAACGAGCGGCGCGGCGAGGCTTTCCTGATTGCGGGTGCTTCCGATGCCAGCGCCTCAAATCGCGCTCAAAACTGCTTCATCAGCGGTCGGGCGACTGGCTTTGGTGGGCTGGTCGGGACTGTCGGCGCGGCAAAAACCCAGTTCACTGACCACGCTTGCGGCATGGACGTTGAACTCATCAACCCCTACGCTGTTGGCTTGGAAATCAACGCGGGTTCTCGCGGGTTCTATCGCGCGGTCATGGACAATGTGCAAAGCCCCGGCACGGGCGGATCCACGACCCAGCCTCGGTATGTCAGCCTGACTGCGACCGGCACAGACGTAGTGTCCGTGCGCCTTGAGGTCAATCTGCTGCGGTCTGATGCGGCGCTAAACACCTATGTCGGGACGCGAGCTTTTGTCAGCAGCACGGGCCTGACGAATAGCGCGGTGGATTTCACCCGCTTTATGGCCGACCCCGCAATTGCGACCGGGGTTTCTCAAGACGGCATCGCGCTGGGCGAATACCCGGCTTCGTTCCTTCTTAGCGTGGCGGGCATTGATGGCACCACAAATATGGCAATTACAATCCGACGCGAGGGTCCGTGGGCTATTATGAGCAGCACGGCCTTGCTCAGTGGCACGTCGAACTCTACGGCGTTCACGCTCGGAACGACAATTCCGCTTCCAACTTATATGCGCCCGTCCGGCACCCGCCGCCTGTATGCAAAGGTCATGGATAATGGCACTGCGACGTGGGGCGAGGCTGAACTGTCAACGGGCGGTGTCTTTACGCTATATCGCGACATGGCTGGCAACACATGGACCGGCAGCGGCACGAAACGGCTTTATGACTTCACTTGGCGCTGGTTGGTTTAATCATGACCCTGCATTCGGACGCTCGTAAACTAAACTGGGCCATGATTGGCGTAATCGTGGCGCTAGTCGCTCAAGCCGCTACGCTCATTTTCTGGGGCGGGGGCATCAATCAGCGTGTGGCTACGCTGGAACGTCTTGCCAGTCCCTTGGCTGACGGAACGCTGGCCCGGCTGGACGAACGAACCAAGGCTATGAAGGAACAGCTTGACCGCATTGAACAGGACAAGCGACCGTGACTGACATTCCCCTGCCAGATCACCCCATCCGCAAGCACTGGGCTTGGCAGGCGTTTGACCGTCTGTGGCGTCCTACCGCTGGTTGGGTTGTAGTTGGTGGCACGGCCTATGCCGGGTTTATTGGACACGCCATCGGTAAGCCCATGAACGAGGGTTATCTTGCCGTGTGGCTGACGTTTGCGGCTGCGGTGCTTGGCCTTAAGTCATGGGAAAAACTCAAGGGAGTGGCGTGATGACGTATGTTCTAGGCCCTCAATCCCGCGCCCGCTTGCAAGGCGTTCATCCTGATTTGGTTAAGGTGGTTCAACGGGCCATTGAGCTAACCGCTCAAGATTTTATGGTTTTGGAGGGCGTTAGGACGCCAGCGCGTCAAAGGGACCTTTACGCTCAAGGCCGCACTAAGCCTGGCCCTAAAGTAACATGGACGCTAAATAGCAATCACTTCCTTAATCCAAAAACGGGGTTCGGACACGCTGTCGATCTGGTTCCTTTCCCAGTCGATTGGTCTCATGCCAAGCTAAATGTGGTTAGCAAGGCGATGTTCGCGGCATCGCAAGAGCTTGGCATTCCTATTAGATGGGGAGCCGACTGGGACCGTGACGGCAAACCGCGCGAAAAAGGCGAGACTGACAGCCCTCACTTTGAGCTTCATCGTTAATGCGTTATTTCCGCATCATCACCCCGACCGGCTGGCTTGTCATTGCAGCGGTTGCGGTGGTGCTGTTTGGTCTCGCCGGTCTGGCCCGTCCTAGCTTTCTCGGCCTCAAGTTCGACCCGTTCGGCATTGATGCCCGCAAGATTGACCGGCTGGAAACGGAGGTCTCGGTGTTAGAGCGCGAGGCGGTCGGCAACGCTGAAATAGCAGCGGCGACACAAACCTTTCACACGCGAGAGGTTGTAATCCGCGACCTTTCGCGTCAAGCTGAAATAGAAGCGAGGACAGCATCAGATGCTGAAACGCCCCTTGACCCTGATCGCGTGGCTCGTATTCGGGCTGTTGATAACAGGTTGTGCATCGTCGCCCCGTCAATCTGCGCCAGTCCTGACCCTGCCGGAAGCGGCGCGGACGCCGTGCCAGTTGCCGACCCTGCCCGATAGCCCGACCATCGCTGACCTTGAAGTCACGCACGACGCTAGGGGCCTAATGCTGGCCGTGTGCGACGGTCGGAGGGATTTAGCGGTCCAATCCTTCGACGCACAGTCTCGCGCGTTGGCACCCCCTTCCCGCCCGTTCTGGCGCTTTTGGTGATCTGACATGGCCCAGCCTTCCCTTTCCCGTGAAGTTGCGCTTGAGACAATCGAGCGCGTTGAGGAAAAGTTAAGGGAAGGATTCCGACCCATCGGAATGGGTGGGGCGGGCCAAGGTGCCGTCGCGGTTGCCGCTGATGCGTGGGGCATCTCACGCGGAACGATGAACGGGCGGATTGCGGCGGCAAAACTTCATTACGGGCTAGAGCCGGATGACACGCTTTACCGGCCACGCCAGTATCAGCATCACTCGCCCGGCGCCCCGGCTATGGTGTCGCAAGACCATATTAAGGAGCCGATACCAGAAGGCGACCCTATCGTGGTTTGCGTTATCGGAGACGCGCACGATAGCCCGCACCTTCCTAATAAGGAACGGTTCTATTGGCTAGGCCGGTTTGCGGCGGAACATAACGTCGATTGGGTTGTGTCCGTTGGCGACTGGATGACGATGGATTGTTTTTCGTCGTTCAATGATAGGGCGACGTTTGAGGGCTTTTCAAAGCCGACGTTTGAGCAAGAACTGGCCAGCTTTCACGCATCGCAAAAAGAGTTCCAGCGCGGTCTTGGGACGCTAAAGCCTCGCAAGCTAATCACGCTCGGTAATCACGAGCATCGCGCTTGGCGATACGACAACCTTCACCCAGACGGCATTTCCCACGCGCACATGGTTGAGGAAGCCTTCCTGCAATGGGGCTGGCGAACGTCAATGTATGGCGAATATCGGTTTATTGACGGCGTGGGGTTCACGCACATTCCGTTCAATGGACGCGGCAAGCCCCTAGCCCAAGGGCAACACGCCAATAAGGCAATGTGCGATACCATTCACGGGGACGACCACAGGGCCACCCAGATCACGGAACACAAGTCCGGGCCATTCCGCACCCCAACCGTCTATTCAGCCGCCACAGCCCTGCCTAATGGCTTTATTGAGGGCTTTGCGAACAAGGGCGGCGGAACCTGGCGCTCTGGCGTCTGTTTGGCAAAGATATGGGGCGGTCATGTTCGATCATGGTGCTTTGAGGAGATGAGCCTGTTAGAGCATAAATATGGGTCAGGCCGTGACACTTGAGCCTTTTGCCAGCGCTTTGTTTATGGAAGCAAACAAGGCCCTGAACCGCAAGGCTAGCGCCAAGCGGGCAAGGTGGGCAACCTACACCGGCAGGCCTTTTCCGCGCTCGGCTACGGATTTGCGCCCTGATCCTGGCACCCTTGACGACGGTGATCCAGAATTAGGCTGACCCGTCCCGACCGCAGCCCGTCCAAACCTCCAATGCGGAGAGCCAGGGTGATGGCCTGAAGTTCTGCCGCAAGGCGGGCGTTGCTGATAGGCTGGCCCTCGGTGGGGACGGAGCGCCCTTGCGCGGAGTGAACCATCATGCGTCCCCCCTTGTGCGGGCGTCGGTTTGAGTTTCGCCGGAAAGACCAAGCGTGGCTGTGTCTTCTCCTGTAAGGGCGGCTCGGGCAATCTCCGTGACGCGGTGGTCGGGTCCGTAATACGCGGCGACCTTCTCCAGCTCCGTCCGCAGCCTCTCTATCTCAGCGGCTTGGCGTTCAAGGGTGTCGGCTGCTTCCGAGTGCCCATACACGCACCATCCGGGAAAACGCCGCAACCTCTTGCACAGATCGGCTATGTCAGGGGTGGTCATGCTGCAATGTCCTGTCGGGTCTGCGAAGCGGCTATGATGGCGCGTCCGATCAGTTCTGGGATTTCAGGGACGACGGCGTTGCCAAGGGCGGCGTTTAGGGAAACTTCGCCGGGTCGAAGCCCATCAACCAAGCGAGCCATTTGGGGTTCAACTCGCCAGTGGTCGCGCCCTCGGCCATCCGAACCGCGCGGCGAAGGTCCATCATCCCCGGCGCTCCGCAGCCCTTTCCATACAGGCCCGCACGGTGCTTCTCTGCCGCTCGAACCTTCGCTCTCAACCAAGCATCGTGTGTGCGACCGTCGTATTTTGTCTGCGGGGTAGGCCAGAACCCAGACCCTGTCCCGACGGTGAGGTGCGCCAACGGCGGAAGCGGGAACACAGTGCCACTCCGCATCATACCCGATCTCAGCGAGGCCGCCGAGAACCTGCTCCAATCCCTTAGAGCGAAGGCGGGAGACATTTTCGATGACGACCCATGCGGGCCGGACTTCTGCGATAAGCCGATGGTATTCCCACCAGAGGGAAGATCGTGGCCCGGACAGTCCGCGCCCTTCTCCAGCGGTGCTGATGTCCTGACACGGGAAGCCTCCGCAGAGGAGGTCGATAGGTCCAACTCCGTCTGCCGCCAGTCGTTCGGCGGTGAGAACGCGCACGTCGTCATAGATAGGCACTCCTTGCCAATGCTTCGCCAGCACCCGCCGGCAGAATGGGTCAATTTCGCAGAAGGCGACGGTTTCAAACCCGGCTCGTCCAAGCCCGATGGAAAAGCCGCCGATGCCGCTAAACAGGTCGAGCACCCTCACCCCACCCTCCCTGTATCGGTAGGGCGAAGGGCTGCGATGATGGCGTCGGCGGCGTCGTCAGTGCCGTGCAGGAAGTTCGTGAACTCGGTCGCGTCATCTGCCCAAACGCTATCTTGAATAATCCGCGCAATCTCCTCTCTCCCTACCGGAACGACAGGGGCTGCTGCGATCATGTCCTTCCAGACGCCTATCAGCGGCCCGTAACTGTCCAACCGGACGAGAGGCATCAGGGCCTCGCGGCCATTCACCAACATCGCCTCGGTCGGCTCAACCGGAACAGTCCGCCAAGCCTCCCCCTCTGGTGCAGGGGTGCGCCCCTCCATATCAGCGGGGAGTTCGTCGGGGGTCATGATGCTTCTCCGAAGACGGTCGAAACCGTCATGTTTTTGGAATAGCGGAGGCCGATTTCTGCTCCGTAAACGGTGCTACCGACACTCACGCCGTCCCATTTCAGCGCGGTGGCCTTGGGTCCGACATAGATCGCCCGGTTGAGGTTCACGCCTTGGGTTGCGGCAAGCCAGCAAGCGGCTTTCCAGACCATGCGGCGCGTCCAGTTTTTGATGCGCGAGGTCATGTCATCCACCACAGGCTAACGCAGCCAGCGAGGGCCAGCAGGATGATGATGCTACGCGGGCGCAGGACCTCGGCCACGGCACGGAACCAAATCGGCGGCATTTGATTGTCACGGAAATCCCAGCCACGGTGCGAGGCCTGATCGGTCATCATAGCGGCGTTACGGCGATGGTCGGTATGTTCAGCACGGTCAATCATTGGTCTTCCCCTTGTTCTGACTGTTTTGCCATGAGCGCGAATGTCGTCGCCCATTGAGATGTTTGGTAAGCTGCCAGCTTGTCCCTGACCCATGCAGAATGCTTCTCAGGAACCCCGTGAGCGGCATAGGTGCGGCTGGTGCGCTCGTTTACGCCGATAACCCTAGCCGCCGCCCTCTGGCTTAGATTGAGGGCGGCAATGGCAGCGCGGTAGGTGTCAGGTGTCATGCTTCCGCTTCGATTTCACGCTTAACAATCAGTTCGACGTTAGGGATGGTGTCGTCCCATTCGCTGCCGTCCGAAAGGATGTGCGCCAGAACTCTGATGAGCCGGGCAGCGTCTGCCGTTTTCGGGCCGGTCACAGTGACCGTCAGTTTGGTTTCGTCTTGCTTGGTAGCCGGGACGATCAAAAGGTTTGCGGTGTTCATCTGTCTTCTCCATCTGGGCTTGATTGCCCTCGACACACAGACCCTAGGCCCTTCCCGCCCTATGCGTCAAGCACTATCTCCACCCTCCCCTTAAAAAACATTGGGGTTAGGTGCTGGCCAAGATGCTTAGAAGCTGTTTGCGTTGTGATGTTGCGTGGTCTTTTCGGCTGCAAGAAAAGACTCTCGGGCCGTCATGGACTGCTGTTCGGCTTCACGGGCGGCGGCTAACCGTTCTCCGCGTGGGCCTGTGTCAGTCGCTGGCCCCGGCCCGACTTTCATATTCAGTTCGCTGGCCCTCTGTCGCAGGGCTTTCCATTCTTGCTCCAAGCGCCGGACCTCAACAGCCTCTGGCGACGGTTCACGCCAGCCGCGCAAAGCATCAAGCATCGCCTCACGGTCCCCGCCGTATTTCCGGCAAACGCCCTCAAGTTCGGGGAGGGTAGGAAACCACGCGGCGGCGTTACCCGGTCTAGGTTCGTTCGCCAGTTCCATCACAGCGGCTTGCGCTACGTCCAGCGGATGACGGCGAAGGCAATGGACGTAAGCGTCAAACCCGACCTCTGCCGCGTCCTCGCTAGATGCCCGGCGGGCCAAAGCCTGTTGCAGTTGCGAAACCATCAGTTCCGCTTCCTCATGGCTTGGCGGGACGGAGGCAAACTCAACCTTGCCAATCGCCAGCCGCACATTGTCCGTCGATTGCGCCAATACCCCAGCCGAAGTCGTCACCTGATACGGTGGCTTGCCTTCCGGGTATCTCCATTCCCGCTTCACGTTCACGCTTACGCCTAGCTGCGATGTCAGCGAATGACGTATCGCCTGATCGGTTTCCGTTGGCTTTCGGGTTGCCAGCCACGCGCGGGCCTTGGCTTGCTCTTGGCTCGTCAGACCACCGCTCGGCGTTAAGCCATGACGCGGCGTGAGGGCTGTAATCGGGGTTTGCCCAGACGCCCCAACCGACTTGAGTAGTGACTGCGCGGATAAGCGTTCCATGATCGATGACCTTTCGGGCTTTTACATAGGCTTTCAAGGCTGCGCCTTTAGCCCTTTTGTGCGGGTAACATTTCCAAAAATCATCAAACTCGGACGATTTGAATGACTCCTTAGAAGCGTTAGCTTCTAAGGATTGGTTAGATAAAAGGTTCTGCCCGGACATGGTGTCCGCACCCCCCGGACATGGTGTCCGCACCCCCCCGGACATGGTGTCCGCTTGCAAGCAGACCAAAGTGATTAGGTCGCTGGACCGTGAACCATCTGCTCGGCGGCGCTCTTGACGACGGATTAGGCCGCGCTCCTCAAGGGACAACGCAAGCCGCCTGATTTGCCGATCTGACAAGCCCGTGTCGTCGGAAAGCCGACGCTGCGACGGGTAACAGCGAAAAGCTTCGTCCGCGTAATTTGCCCAGCCAATAAGGATTAGTTTTTCGGACGGGCTTAGGCCGCGATACGCCAGCGCGGCGGTTATTGCCTGAAGGCTCACGGCATCACCCGAAGGCTTGCACAAATGGTCTGGTGGCGGTAAAACCGCATGGTCGATGGCTCCTGTGGAAAGCCGTTGGCGTTTCGCGGGTCAGTTCGTGGCTAACCCGCACCGACCTTTATCCGTCATTGGCCCTAAAAGGTCAAGGCGGGAACAAGGGAGCGCGGCGGGGGTTTTGCTCCCCCTTTGTCCCCGTCGCGGAGGAAGGAGGCCCCGGTGATGCTTCGCGCTCGCCGGGGTCTTTTTCATATCAGAACATCTTGAACCGGCTTTTGAACCGGCTCGGCAAACAGGCGGGGCTGCTTGTAAGCTTCCTCAATCCGCCTAACAGCAATGTCGAAATACGAAGGCTCGCGCTCTATGCCGATGAAGGAGCAGCCGCGACGAACACAAGCAACGCCTGTCGTCCCCGACCCCATAAAAGGGTCTAAGACGGTGCCGCTCGCCTTTACCTGCTCCAGCGTCCATTCCATCAGCCGGACAGGCTTTTGCGTCGGATGTTCGGCCCCGTCTGTCATCAGCTCAACCCGGTTGAGAGTCATAATACGGAGCGCGCCGGGAAGACTTGTCCATGCAAGTTCGCCGTCCGACTGATTTATTCGCTGCCCTTTGTCCCAGACAAACCACTTGCTTGTCGGCGGCAAAACGTCCGCAAAATAATTACCGCCCCACATAACGACCACCGGGGCAAACACGGCAAGGCTCGTTAACAAATCGGGGGGGGGGCGGTCTCCATCCCAGCCAAGGAAATCATAAGCCTTCCGCCCCCCGTTGCCGCCGGTTGTGCGCTTTTGCCCGTCTTTATTAATGCCATAAGGCGGGTCGGTAATCACGCAATCCACTGGCTCAAGCGTCTCTAGCAAGTCTCGGCAGTCCCCCAGAATTAGCCGACAATCACCAATGACTTCCTCACGCATCACCATTCTCCACAAACGGAAAGCCAATCACCTTAGCCCGAATGATGACGCTTTCCTCTAGCCGGTTAAGCGTCTTCGCCACGTCTGCAACAGGTCGCTTGGCAAGCGAGCCGGACTTGAGCAGACGGTCTTCTTCCGGTGTCCATGCGCCTTTTGGCTTACGCATCCTCAGTCCTCCCAAATGCTAAACAGTGAAGGCCGCTTGGCAAGGACGGGCCTTGTCCTGACCGGCTCCGGCTTAGGCGCTGGCAAATGGTCCCCCCGCTTAAACGCAAGGGCTAGGGCATAGACAAAGCGTTCGTCTGCTGCCCGTTGCCGTGCTTCAGCCTCCCGGTCTTTGTCAAAGCCGTTTGCATACTGGTTGGCTAGGTCAGACCGGCCTAGGTCTTTCTGCCACGGGATGCCCATAGTCCGCGCTCGTTCCCGAACAGTGTATTCCGTTCGGCCCAGCTTCTCGCCAATCTCGGCGGGGGTGAAGCCTAGTCGCTTCATCTTGCGGAGCGTGTTATCTTGAACGGAGGTAAACCAGTCACGCGGCTGACGCATACTCGCCTCCCGATCTGGCGGTCACCATCGTCCGCTCGTAACCTTTGGCCAGCGCATAGAACGCAAAGTCCGGCCCGCCATGCTTCCTAATCCGAACGGCGTGAGCGTATGTCTGTCCGTTACGTTCGCAATGAGCGCGGACCCCATGAAGGACCGTTGTATGGTCACGGCCACCGATGCGCCGGGCAATCTCTGGATAAGAGAGGTGCGGACACTCCGTGAAGGCCCTGTAATAAGCCTCTTGCCTTGGCCATGCGATATGACGCGAGCGACCCTGCCCGGTTAGCGCGGCAACGGTTAGCCCGTATTCCTGCGCGACCTCCCGCAAGATATTAGCGACTGTCTGTCTCAAGTCTCTCTCCCCTTAAAAGGCCTCTTCGGCCATGTGGTTTTAGTCTTTGGGAACGGTCTAGACGGGATTGACCCGCCTTTGACTAATCGCCTAGCTTGCTGACCCGTCTCTCTGCCTTGGCGCTTCGCCTTGGCAATGCGGGCAACGTCGCCTCCCGTCTTGTCCGTCCGGTGGCAGGTTTTATGGACCAGCCTCAAGTTCTCATCGCTGTCGTCAAACCCTAAAGCCCACGGAATGATATGGTCTAGTTCATACGCTTCACCGGCTAGAACCTTCCGCTTACAGATGTCGCATAGGCCACCGTCGCGGGTGAACAAACGAAGGCGGCGGGCTTTCGACATGGCCGGACGGGGTGGCGCGGCTGTCATGTCTCCAGAACCTCAATCCCGTGCAACGCCTTTGCCAATTTCACCTTAATGCGGTAAGCTGGCAGCTTCTTGGTGGCCGGACTTTTGACGTCCTCGACAACCAACTGACACCGCGCAACGTCCCAATACTGAAAGTCGGGAATCCAGTCACAGACCTTCATCCCATTAACGATCATCGGAATGCGCTTCTGGCGCTCAAGGTGTGAGATTTCATCGGCCCGTTGCAACAGGCACAACTGCGACCACCGCCGAGCCTCCTTCGCACTGTCAAAGACGATGCCTTCAACAGTGGTTTTCACGTTCCGGTATTTGGTAACCTTCACCGGCGCCCCTCAATGTTAAGTTCCTCAATCGAGAGAGCGCGAAGGGCCGCATAAATCGGAGCGCGGGCCTTTTTGGCTTTGATGACCTTCGCCAGTTCGTCTTTCAGCGCGTTACGCTGGCGAGCAATCTCGGCAAGGCGTCGGGCTTTATCTCCCGCGCTTATATAAAAGGGGTGGGCTTGCCAATCGTCCCGCTTTTGCGGTGCGGGCTGGCGATGGAAGCCGTAGCGGCTGAACAGGCGTTTGATCTGGGCAAACATGGTTATTTTCCCTTGGCTTTGCGCCGCGCTCTCGCACGGTCCATGATTTGTTTGATGACGGCCCCGTAATAGGTGGCGTCTGCCTTGCTTTTGAGCCGGGCGGCTTGGCTTTGAGCGAGTAAATCCCGCTCGCTGGCGTTGAGGTAGTCCAAAAGAATATCGGTCATGCCGCATCATAGGCATACCGCTATCAGGGATGCAATCGCAAAAATGCGTCGATTATCGCTTGACGCCCTCCCCGGTGCCGTGTTTTATGGTGGCAACAAGGGAGAGACGACATGACTGACGAACAAAAAAAGATTGTCGAAGGCCGCGAATGGATTGCTTCGCTGGCTGAGGCGGAAGGCGAACACACATTCGCAAGCGAGGTCCGTTTCGGATGCTGGGACCATCGCAGCGACGTGGCAAAAGCTATTACGGGCGAACGGTTTGAGGTTCGCTCGACGGCCCGCCGCATGGAGGCGATGTGATGAAGATGTCAAAAGAACTCTGCAAGCTGGACGACGATATGTGGGAGGCTCATCGCGACTACGCCCGCGAGAACGACAGAGATTGGGCCAACGCTGACGAACTCCGCGAAGAGGGCCTCGCAATCGGTGAGGAAGCATACAAGCTCAACCCCGAAAACGATTACGAAAGCGATCAAGACGACTGGGAGTCCTACATCGAAACTGAGGTGAAAAAGTATCAGCCTCATCAGCGATACGTAGTCGCCTGCGCCGCCTATTACCGCGTTCAAGAATGCGCTGAGGAAGCCGCTGACAAGGCTGCCAAAGCTCTGGCGATGGCCGCTGACATTACGGGAGCCGCATGATGACTGACGTTATCGACGCTTTCCGCACCATCCGCCACTCCGGCAAGTTCGAGCCGTGCCTTTCAACCCTTACCGTCGCAATCGGTGACGTTGAGAGGCTTACCGATCTGGATGAAGCCCAGATTGAACGCCTGAGAAGCGCAGTCACCCGACTAACAGCCGCGTATTACAAACACTCGCTAGGCCAAGCCGATGACTGACAGGCCCCTCGCCCGGTTTCATGAAGGCCGGTTAGAAATGAACTACGGCGGCATTTACGAACCGGCCAGCCGCTTTAATGTCCTGATGACGGCCCGGATGTTTGAAACTCGCCCCGGCCCAGACGCGGCCCGATACGTCCGCGATTGTCGTAGGGCACTGGCAGAATACGACAAGGCAAAGGCAATGGAGGAAGCCAAATGCGAAACAGCGACACACTAATCAAAATCAGCCCCGCGCTGGTCAAGGCTATCAACGCAATCGAGGGCGTGAAAAAGGGCGCTGACAACCCGTTCTTTAAGTCCAAGTATGCCAACCTCGAAAGCGTCATTGAGGCTGCTCATGATGCCCTGTCCGCTAACGGACTAGCCGTCATGCAAGGCCCCGGTCCGATGGACGGAAACTGCATCACCCTGACCACGCGCCTCATTCACGAAAGCGGCGAATGGATTGAGACGGACTTTTCCCTTCCCGCTGGCAAGATGGACCCGCAAGCGGCTGGGTCGGCAATCACATACGCTCGCCGGTATTCCCTGATGGCCATGCTCAATATGCCAGCGGTGGATGACGACGGCGAGGCGTCTATGCCCCGTTCAACCAAGCCCGGCGAGCCTAAGAACCCGAACGTAAGCGTTCACCCTGAAGGCCCGGA